GGGATATTGAAGACAGTATTCGTAAGAAGGAATCGTTGAAACAGTTTGATAATGAATTTATCGAAATCGCGAGAACCGTGTATGTTACAAACGACGCTAGATTCAGGGCAAAGACTGAAATAAATGAGCATTATAACTCTCATGTTTGCGAGGTGAAGAGTTATGCCGAATATTTATAAAAATAATGAAAATAATTATATTGATATTTATTTTCATTTGCTTACTTCTTGATGCATTTGCCATTCTTCGGGTTACGGCGAGTTTTCTTAGGGCAGCGTTTGCCGTTCTTGGGCTTGCACTTGCGTGTCTTCTTATTACGGCGCGTTCCCTTCGCGCACGGCTTGCGGCGCTTGCGTGTCTTTTTCTTGGCGATAACGTCTTCGACGGTGTCATTGGTCGTCTCAGTCACGGCCATAGCCATACCTTGTTCCGGTGTGGGAACCTCGGTAGTCGCAATCATCTCTTTTGGTGTGGGAATCTCGGTAGTCGCAATCACCTCTTCCGATGCGGGAACAGTAGCGACTTCAGTAGTCGCGGGAACCTCTTCAACCGGCGCAGCAACCTCGATAGGCGCAGCAACCTCGACAGGTGCAGCAACCTCGACAGGTGCAGTAACCTCGATAGGCGCAGCAACTTCAGTAGTTACGGGAACCTCGGCAGCTGGCGGCGGCGGAAGCGCGGCCTCATCTTCCTTTCTTTTTCTCTCTTCGTCAGTCAGTTGGTCCATTATATTATATATAAAATACGCATATAAAATTATATTCTAAATATTGGTTAATGGAAATACATAAACAAATACTAGAAAAATTAGATTATTTTCACGATTCAAATCGAATACCCAATATTATATTCCATGGTTCTTCGGGGACTGGCAAAACGACTATCGTCCATTACTTTCTAAATAAGATTTACAATAGCGATAAGGGTAAGATTAAAAACAATGTAATGGTTGTAAATTGTTCTCATGGAAAGGGTATTAAATTTATACGCGAGGATTTAAAATTCTTCGCCAAAGCAAATCTACAGTCGACGAGTGGTGTAAAATTTAAAACGATTGTTCTCTATAATGCAGATAGTCTAACGAACGATGCACAGTCGGCGCTTCGGCGATGCATCGAACAGTTCAGTTTTAATACTCGTTTTTTTATAGTGGTAGAGAACAAACACAAACTACTAAACCCAATTGTGTCTCGATTCTGTGAAATACACGTTCCTGACCACATTGTAGATGGAAAGACGATGAATTTACACCAATATACATTGAACAAGAACATGGACCTGTCTGTATTTTACAATGCAAAGACTAAGTGGATGCAAGAGTTTATGGAAAGAACACAGATGAATTCGAACGTGGCTATATCAGACGCGAGTGTTACTATATATGAAAATGGTTGCTCGTGCTTGGATTTATTGGATTATATTCAAGACTCTGCAAAATGGAGCGAATTTGACAAATCGAACGTTCTCATGTTTTTCAATAAAGTTAAAGCTGAATTTCGATGCGAGAAGATGTTGTTGATGTATTTGTTGAATTTCATGTTTTTACGAGAGAACCGTGAGATAAACAAGATATCGTTTATTTAAGGGGAAGGGGAACCAAGGTTTAAGGGGAACCTTGGTTCCCCTTTGACCCCTCCTTTTGCTATGGAGGTGGGCGAATTATACCTTTATGTCATATAGTAAAATGCCTTACAATATAAATGTTTGGCTCCACCTTTTCTAAAGGTGGATTTGGCTCCACCTTTTTAAAGGTGGAAAAGGTGGATTGCGTTTATGTTTAGGTAAAAAAATATGGTTGATTTCTATAAAATATGGATGATTTTGTTCTCTCGAATCTGCAGGAATCCAGAAATGAATGGTGCAGTCGATTAGTAAGTATATTCACACCTTTAGTGATTGAGGGCATGCGCTCCATCTTCAACGAGTCGTGGAAGTTATGTATCGATAATGACGAAGTTGGTAAGTATTTAATGACTTTCCAAAATCTAATCTCGCGTGTCCCTAAGTGGAATGCCAACATCATCGAAGAGGAACGTAAGCGCATTATCGAACGTAGTGGGTGTAATTATTTAGATGATTTAATTACATGTGTTCATATCATTCAGCTCAAGGTTCTCACATGTGTCCGCGTAGGCAACAAACAGAAGAAAATCGACATCACTACACCGAATTTGGATAGTTTCATCCATAAGGTGTATATTAACGTTGCGCGCAAGTGTTATACTAACGTTTATTTATTTGAAAAGAACATATCACCATTACTCGTTCAGCGCAATGGTAGGGAACTAGAAATGATTGTCCAGGAATGCATTCTCAATACGATTCGCGATAGCATTCCTACGGAGGCGATTATTCGTGCTTACATGGATGAAGCCGTTGAACAAGAAGAGGAGGTCATTATTGAGAACATTGAACCGGAAAAAGAAAAGAATGAAAAGGAGGTTGTAAATGATGTCAAGCAGGAAACGAAAGAGGAAAAGGCGGAAGAACCTCAAATGGTTCCATCAATTTCCAATATAGACAACGAGCCGGTCGTAACTCAGTTGAAATTCAATGATTTTGACAGCGTATTTGACTCGGAAACTGGTAAGATTTCCGATGTAAATGCTCCGAAGAATGTCGAACGCCTAGAGGAGATTAGCACGTCTCGTGCTATACAGCGCAAACTGGAAGAGGAGGAGGATAGCGACGATGATGATAAAATCAAGATTCATACAGATAGCATCGATTTAGGTGAAATGGACGTTTTCGATATGAATAAATCGGACTCAATTGGTAGTGCAATTACTCTCGATGGCGTAGAGGAGCTTTTTGCGTAAAATCAGTAAACTAAATCTTTAGCGATTTACTATACACAAACGATGGAAAAGCCCATTATTATTACTATTTCGATTGCAGTGTTATTCTTTTTTGCAAAGTTAGTGGAAATGAAATTTGTCGATAAGGAGAACAAGCCACTCAAGTTCCTTATTCGCGACACGCTGCTAGTTATGGCGTGTGCATTTGTTCCCATCTTCTTGTTTTTCCAGGCGAGTGGACCTGTGGCGGAGATGTTAGGAACGAGCGATTTCACTGTGTCAGCTCCTACGCAGGTGTTTACAGATGTTCCGGGATTTTAATTCTTCAAGGGTTTAATATCATTTATTCAAATAAATGACATTAATAAACGACTATGCATAACTGGGTATTTTATCGAGATTCATGTAATCCGCCACTTCAACTGGCGTGGCGAATTGACTGAAAAATGGGAATGATAATTGATTCTGTGGCGTATGGTCATGAACCGTCTTTGCAATCATCTTATATAACTTGAAGTCCGGATATCGCTCTGACCCGTTGCGTTTGTATAATATACTGTTTTTCTTATCATCCAGACACCAGCGATATACGGTCTTCTGTAGTTCGGTTACAGGCTTGCCATCGATAATAAAATCGAATATGGAGCAACCCAGACGACAGAGGTCGAAACTATAGTTTGGTTCTATAATAGGATATTTGCTATTGTAATATGGTTCGAAGTTGTATTGTGTCGCCGCATCACCACCTGTGGCGAAACTATCGCTGCAAAACAGCTTGCCCTTGTATTTATAAATGCTACGGCCGAAGTCGATGATTTTGAAGATTTTACCATACGTCGGCACCTTATAGTATACATTGTTGAACTTATAATATAGGAATTCTACATCCGTATTTACATACATAATATTATTTGTATGTAGGTCATTATGGGTGAAATTGAATGCCGTTTGGTATGCGATAAGTGTCATGACGACTTGGAATAGTGCGCTTGCGCCAGTTTCATCGTCAATCTCCTCATCGACAAATAAGTCATCGAGGGTTCCGTCGCACTTTTCGAGACATATCATTTGCACGGGAAAGTTATCGATATAGGCGAATATATTGGTCTCTTCCTCTGCGGGGGTATCCACCCCCCGCACGCCCCCCTCATCATCGTCATCGTCATCATCATCATCTTCATCCTCATCTTCATCCTCTTCATCCTCTTCATCGTCCTCATCATCCTCATCGTCATCGTCATCGTCATCCTCATCATCGTCCTCATCATCATCGTCATCGTCATCCTCATCAGTATCTTCATCTTCATCTGTTTCTTCATCTTCATCTTTGTTTCCGGTTTCATGTGTGTAAACTTCTTCCAAAGCATCAAGTGATACCTCGTTTAGGTCATATGAAATGTCATCTAAATTTAATGCGTCAGGAATCATTTCATCAGCGTCAGTTATCTTTAGCTTTTCGCGATTATCTCTCGAATTCTGATTCATCATCGAAGACACACGATGACGATTGATTCGGAAGTATTTATTCACATTATCCAAGAAGAAATTCGAGTTATTCAAATATTCATAATCATCAGCAATATTCATCTTAAATTTCTTCTGGACTGCCGAGAACGACCCATAGTAATCAATCGAGTGCTTGAAATCGTGCAATTCGAGTAACTTACTCGATAGTAAGCAGAAGAAACCATCACTATAGGATGCATTATTCGTGGAATTCAGTTTCTCAAATTTGCAACCATCCACTGAGGGTAGAGTGCGTATGTCGTCACTTTCTGCGTCATATCTGCCAATCATATAGCGTATCGGGTCCAGTAGTGGCGAGTATTTAATGAAAATGGGTTTATTGACTTGCTTACCAGTGAGAGTGTCTACGACGGTGGTTAAATCAACCATATGATGCTTATGATTCAGTTGAATTACATTATAGTTATGTTCTCTGATATCGAATAATAGTTTGATAACTGGTTGATAATACTGGAAAGAGTTTAGCTGAAATGGATTATAGTCATGTTTTAAATCGTCTGATGTTGGGGTAAACTGTTTTTCTAAATGTTCTAGATTTAGAGGATGGAACTCTTTGGCGAACTCTAACATTTTATAACTGTAAATCACATATTAATTGGACAATATGAACGTTTGTTCTCTATTTATAATTTATAGTCGAACTTTATAAATGACATTGCATTTGAAAAAATTTAATATGCGTGACATTACCTTCAAGGCCGATGAGAATAAAGGGCCGGTGGTGGTTCTCATAGGACGCCGCGACACTGGTAAGTCATTCTTGGTAAGAGATTTATTGTTCTATCATCAGGATATTCCGATTGGCACTGTCATATCCGGAACGGAAGCGGGCAACGGTTTCTATAAAGAGCACGTTCCTAAACTGTTCATTCACGATGAATATAATACGGTGCTTATCGAGAATGTCTTACGGAGACAGAAGGCTGTTATGAAACAGATGAAACGGGAAATCGATACATATAAGAGAACCACAATCGACCCACGTGCATTTGTCATTATGGACGATTGTCTCTATGACCAAACATGGACTCGCGACAAGATGATGCGACTCCTATTTATGAATGGACGCCATTGGAAGGTGATGTTAATCATAACTATGCAATACCCGTTAGGCATTCCGCCGAACTTGCGAACTAACATTGATTACGTGTTTATCCTGCGAGAACCATATTTGACAAATCGGAAGCGTATTTGGGAGAATTATGCCAGTATGTTTCCTACATTGGAATCATTTTGTGCTATCATGGATAACACAACGGAAAATTACGAGTGTTTGGTAATCAATAATAATGCAAAATCGAATAAGTTGACTGACCAAATATTCTGGTATAAGGCCGACAACCACCCCAGTTTTAGGTTAGGTTCGAAGGAATTCTGGGACATATCGAAGAATATGGGTTCAGACGACGAAGACGATGCGTATGACCCATCGAAGAACAAGAATGCGAAGAAAGGGGCGAATATTAATGTGAAAAAGAGTTATTGATAATACGTGCGCATGCTATAAAATTAGTTAAAGAAACAAAGACAGAATGCGGCGAATTTTATTATGTAACAGTTTAGCAAAATCTCTACTTATAGTGTATAATTCGAATGGCTAGTTTTTTGGATTCGTTTGCATCGTTCAATATATTTGGTCCTGAAACGAAAGAAGTTACTGCGGCAAAAGATACACTAAAATCAATCAAGCAAAAGTGCACCGAGGATATCGCAAAGGCTGAGGGGGATGTAACTAAAGCTAAGAGTGCTCCAGTTGCAGCTGTTCCTGCTGCCGTTACTCCTTCTACACCTGCAGCTCCTGCCGCCGCTCCTAATACAGGTGGAAAGAGGAGAAATAGAAACAAGAGTTCTAAGAAAAACAAGAATAAAAATAAGAACGGTGGCAAGAAAAGGAGAACTGCCCGCAAATAAATAATTATATTTTATTTCTATAAAAATATAATTTTTTCCCCCAAAAACTACTTGCTATTGGCAATCGTAGCCTCGCGCAAGAGCTCATTACGAACATTCACACTGGCACTATCCGAAACCTCACGCTCATCGAAATTCACAGTCTCCTTCACTCCAATCAACTGTCCATCCTCATTTAGCGTCTGCGTGAGAACATTACCACTCTTCTTCGCCAACTCGATGTTCTCCTTAATTGCCTTCTGCTTAGTCTCCTTGACACGGCGCTCGAACTCCTCCTTCGCCTTCGTCTCATTCTTGAGCTTCTCGTGGTGTAGCTGATTGAGCTCCTCCTCCATGAACTCGATGCGTCCAGTCTTATACGCATCTGGGTCCCAAGGAATCCACATACCGACGGGTCCAACGAAAATGTCGTGATGCGGGTCCACCTCGCGAATCTTCTTGCACTTCATCTCCGCCTCATCCTGATTGGCGAACACACCACGCAGCTTCAGGCCACGCACGGAAGTCTGGAAAGCATGAGCGCGATTGAACTGCTCGCCCAGCTTGTCCTCGTTCTTGTCCATAAACGTCTTGAAATCGTCGTCGACGCCACCAGCACGCAACTTGGTCTCCTCCTCCTTAACGAACTCGTTGAAATCAGCTACAATATCGTCAACCTTTAGCCCATACTTATACGCGGCGAAATTAAGGAAATCAAGCGACTTTTCCATGCATTTAGAGAATTCCCACTGCTTCAAAAACTGCTCAAACATGAAAATCTCGCGCTTCTTCAGAATCTTCTCCGGCGAAACGAATGACATGCATGCAAACTTCTGTCCGGCAATCGGAGGGTCCTCGTCGCACAAGTCAATATATTTAGGATTAACTTCCCCGTTCTCAAGATTGTGTCGTTCAAATCCGGACATTTTCTATACACCTAGTCTAGGTATTTATTTAAGTGTTTTTAAATTGTATATATTTTAAGCGTAATTTTTTTATTATACTAGTATATATTATAACAATGTCCGGCATCGATTTTAGCGAATTAGTCAAGCGTGCTATTAAGTACATCGTGGAGGGTATCATGGTTGCGATTGCTGCCTATGCCATCCCCAAGAAGCAACTCAATGTTGAGGAGGTTATCATCATCGCGCTCACCGCCGCTGCCACGTTCTCCGTACTCGACGTCTTCGTCCCGTCGATGGCTTCGTCTGCTCGCGGTGGTGCCGGCTTCGGTATTGGTGCGAATCTCGTAGGATTTCCCCGCGTTGGTATGTAAAAATTGATTTGAAGTAGATTTTATATATTCTACTCCAAAAAAGAATGCCCGTAACGTTGCAGATATTTATCTACAATACGCCTCTCACCAGGGACAACAATTTA